CGCAACTGCCATGCCCAGAGCAAGCAGGACAACCGATTCCTTTCCGGCAATGCCGTGGATTACCGGATTGGCCTGATTGCTCGTATCGGCCTGGAAGCGGTCGAGGCCCTCGAGGCCGATCAGAGCGTGCGCAAGTACACGATCGACGACCTGAAGGCCATCACCGCCACCTACCGCGCCAAGCTCCGCGACCTAAAAAAGGAGGCCGCATGAACGACTTCATCAACGTGATCCAGGCCACGCTGCCGATCCTGGCTTTCGTCGCGTTCTGCTTGGAGCGCCCAACCAATGGCTGAGCTCTCCCTTGTCGTGATGTGCGCAGCCATCTGCGGCCTGTTCTGCGTAAACCTCAAGCTGCACCAGCGGCTGAAGGATCGGAAGTGAATTTTGCAATGGGGGATGGGGAATGATGAAACTGAACTCGGCCCGGGCAGCCTGGCATGACGCTTACTACACCCCCTGGGACAGCCAGGGTGCCCACGTAGAACAGATCGGCCTGCTGGGATGCTCCGTGCAGAAGACCGAAAAGATGGTGAACAGCCGGCACGCCATGCACCAGTCGATATCGGCGCGCATCCAGCACGCCATTGCCACGCTGCCCGGCCACCTGCAGGCGTTCGGCAATTTCATGTACAGCCCGATGGCCAGCATCGACGAGAAGGAGGAGGCGGAAGAGCTGGTGTTCCTGGGGGCGTACAACGCCGGCCCGAAGATGACCGCCCGCAAGTCCGCCAAGGCGCGTCACGTGGCCCAGGCCGTGATGCTGCGGTACCAACGTCTGCACCAGGGAGGGCAGAGCGAAGGAGTGGACCCGCTGCCGACCCCGGAGGCGTTCCGGGGCTGGCTGCTGCAAGAGTATGGGGTAAAGCTTTCGTCAGAGCAGTGGACCCGGGAGTGGGCTGGATTTATCGACCTGTGCTTCGCAGCGTGCAATGATCTCGATAAGGCAGCACTGATTCCTGTGTCCAAGTGTTTGAGTATCATGAAGGAAGCAGCATGACGACTGAGCGTGAACTGATCCCAGGACGATTTTATTGGGCTATTCCTGTATTTGATGTGGATGCTGATGAAGACTGGGCGAATGATCCCCAGCCGGCTAGATATGTTGGCAGCGATGCGTGGCAATGGATTGGTTCGGAAAATGATGAATGGCCCGCGCGATGGGTAGGTGAAGAAATCGAATTTCCGAGACCTTGAATGCCTAAAAACAAAATAGCGAAAATGCTTCTTGACCAATTGTCCGGCTGAAGGCATTATTTCGTCATATTAGAGTTTTGCCTCTGGCAAAAACCTCTCACCAGAACCCCGCCATCGTGCGGGGTTTTTTCGTTTTCAGCCCCTCCACACCCATTGCTCCGAGCTGGGAGTGCTGCAGGGGCTGTTTGCTTTTGCGTGGTGGAGAAGTGGCCTATCTCGCCGGCCTCATAAGCCGGAGATCGCTCGTTCGAATCGAGCCCTCGCAACCAGCCAACCAACGCCAAGTGCCCGCAGCCGCGGTCCTTCCCATACCTGGAGCTTCCCCATGATGATGCGATACCTCAAGTACTGCGCTTTGGCGCTGTGTGCCTGTTTCGGCGTGTCCGCCTATGCCGACGGCCTGCGCGTGGAACAACCGGCTTTCACCGTGGCTCGTGTGCTGGCCTCCATCGGTGATTTCTACGGAGCCTCGGCCGCCCGCTTGGAACTGACCCTGGCCCAGTGGCGAACGGGCAGTGAAGCCACCGATGAAGCCCTGAAGTCGAACCTGCGCGCATCCAGCAATCACTTCGTGATGGCGTCGGCCAAACCGTTGCCCGAGAGCTACGGCCTCGCACCCTGCTGACTGCGCCTGGAATAGAAAAAGCCCGGACCAAGTGCCGGGCTTTTTGTCTCCATCTGAAAGCCGCCCTGGTGGCCGTTTTCAAATGCAGATACTGGCCCTCATCAGGCCCTCAAATTTCCCTCGTTGCTCCTGCGACACCTTGGCCGTCTCCCCGCGGCCCTTTTATTCGGATGGATCTGGCCTATGACTGACGCATCGCGCACTGCCGATAGCTCGGTGGTCAGGTTCTTTTCGCCTATCGCCCAGAACGTCATTGGGGTAGCAATCCTCAGTGTCCTTGGCTACGGCGCAACCATGTTGAACTCGATAAGCGCCCAACTCAGCACCTACTCGACCAACCAGGCCGTGCTGATCCAGCGCGTAGACAGCCTGGAGCGCCGGGTAGACGCCAGCGAGAAGCTCACCGACTCCGTGCGCAGCACCGCCCAGGAATCGAAGTACCAGATCAGTTCGATCATGGAGAGCATCAAGAACGGCGTGCTCAGCGGACGGCCCAAGTGAAGCGCCTGCTGATCGTCCTCCTGCTTGCCGGGTGCACCCAGAAGCCGACGATCATCCCCAAACCAGTCGAAACCCACACGACGGTTTACCGCTTCACCAGCCATTCGTGTGACGCCCCACCCGAATCCAAACGCCTGCGCGATGCGCTAAACGACGCCGCCAGGTGGAAGAAATATGCCGAAAGCCTCGAAAAACTGCCCTCCGCGAAGGTCACGCCCAATGAAGCTCATCCCTGAATGGCGCAAGTGCTGGCGAATGAGCAGCGTGCAGCTGGCTGCGGCCGGCGCCGTGCTCAATGCCGCAGCTGCCGCCTGGTCTGTGTTCCAGGGCACGGTGAACCCTCTGGTGTTCGCCTGCGTGAACATGGGTCTGAGCTGCGCTGTGGCCGTTGCCCGGGTGGTTCAGCAATCGAAGCTGCAAGGGCCGCCGCCGGGAGATCACCCATGAGCATCAAAACCGTAATCACATCCATCCGCGCCTGGTTCTCCGGGCTTTTCACGAAAGAGGCCAAGACCATGACCCTGACCGCTACCTCCACCACTCTGACCGTGGGCACCACTGCACAGCTGACCGCCAGCGAAGCCTCCACCTACGCCTCGAGCGACAGCACCGTTCTGACCGTGGATGCCAACGGCCTGGTTACCGCCATCGCTGCAGGCAGTGCCACCATCACCGCGACCTCGATCACCGACGCGACCGTCACCTCGAGTCTGGACTTCACCGTAACCGCCGCTGCCGTCATCGAGCCGGTTGTTGTTCAGCCAACCGCCCTCGAGAAGCTGGAAGACCTAATCGAGAAGCTGGAGCTCGAAACCGTCAAGGAAGTGAAAGCGGCCATCGCCTTCATCAAGGCCCTGGCCTGATTCACCGCCCGGCACCGCGCCGGGCGTTTCTTTTCTGCATAGGACTCAAGCAATGAAGGTCGGCGTAGGCGTCATCACCATGGGTGTAAGGACCATCCGCGACTATCTGCTGGCCCCGGGCTCATTCCTGCACGTCTACACCGACATCGACCGCAAGGGCCCAGCCCATGCGCGCAATCAGGTGCTCAAAGCCCTGAGCGATGACGGGTGCGACGTTTTTTTTGTGTTCGACGATGACTGCTATCCCACCCGCCATGGCTGGGAAGAGTATTTCCTCGAGCAACACCGGAAGACGGGAATCCACCTCTTCGGTCTGCCGGACATCTTCAATGCCGGCATGAATGGCGCTGATGGGGAAGTGATCTACTGGAACGGCATGCTGGTCCAGTTCGCCATGTACACCCGCAAGCTGCTGGAAGAGGTCGGCTTCTACAACACCCGCTACACCCGGTACGGGCACGAGGACACCGGTTACACGTTCCGGGCGCTGCGCTCGGGCCTGGCCGGGAACAAGTCGGGGTTTCCGTCTCCGATCAGGACGCTGGGGTTCATCCACTCCCAGGATGTCTACGGGGAGAGCTCTCTGCAGAACCTGACCCAGGAAGAGAAGGGCGCCTACATCAAGATCAATGAGCCGATCCTTCAGGCAGAGCTCGACGGTGAGCAGATTTACTACCCCTTTGATCAGGATGGCTAATGAACGCTTCGATCAACCCGGTGGCGCGCCGCGGCAACCTCATGCTGGACATTCGCCCGCACACCTCATGCGACTTCCACCGGATCATCATGCCCTACGGCCAGCTCAAGGCTGAACCCAAGGCCCCGGTGTTCGTATTCAACCGCCAGCCATCCCACGGCATTCACGCGCTAATGGCGATGAGGAAGGCGGGCATCAAGATCATCTGCGACATCGACGACCACTTCGACGTCGGCCGGCAGCACGTGATGTACGACCTGTTCAAGAAACACAACGTCGCCGAGGTCATCAAGCAATCACTCCAGCTGGCCGACCTCGTGACGTGCACCAACGATGCGCTTGCCCATGCGGTGAAGCCATATGCCAAGCGGGTGGAGGTGCTTCCCAATGCGCTGCCGTTCGACCAGGGCCAGTTCACCCTGTCTCAGGACACGATAAGCGACCGCGCCATGGTCTACGTCGCGGGCACCACGCACCGGCACGATATGGCCTTATTCGCAGGACACATCGACGAGCGCGCCCTGACCATCGCCGGGCACAACCCTGAGCGGGAGGAGTGGCGCAAGATCGAGGCGCTATTCGGTCCAGAGGTAGGCTACAAGCCAGAGACCCCGATCGACAGCTACATGAGCCTGTACGACGGTCATGCCATCGCCCTGGCCCCTCTGGTGGATACCGAGTTCAACCGGTGCAAGTCCAACCTCAAGGTGCTTGAGGCAGGAGCCAAGGGCATCCCTATCGTGGTATCGGACGCTCACCCGTACCTGAACCATACAGACTATGGGGTTGTGGACTTCGCATCTGACAGCCACGACTGGCGCGAGTGCACTGATCGCCTGATGCACGACGAAGGCTACCGCGCGGAACGTGGCCAACAGCTTGCCGAGCACGTGCGCGAACACTACCACCTGGACAAAATCAACGAGGTCCGCCGGCAGATTGTCGAGGGGATCGTGTAGGAGGGTGTCATGCACAGGCCAATGCCTCCCGACCTGCTTGTCGATCTGGCTGACCTGAGCATGCTCGGGACTCGCCTACAGCCCGCACCGGAAGTTCTGGAGTGGGTGCAATCCCAAGTCCTAAGCGAGGAAGGGGAGCTCCACAACCCTGATCACGCGCACCTGGTCGATGGGCCTATTCGCTTCATGTGGGCATCCGCCTGTTTCGAGAAGCAGGGTCGCACCGTGCTTGGCCAGGCTGAGCAGGTCGCCTTCCGCGCCGGCGGGTGGCAGAAGGCCCGGCAAGAGCAACAGATGCTGGACTGGTTCGGCGAGATACCGGACTTCCTGATCACCCTTGCCGCCGATTACTGCTCCCAGTGCTCGGACGCTGAGTTCTGCGCGCTGGTCGAGCATGAGCTCTACCACATCGCGCAGAAGGTCGATCAGTACGGGCAACCCAAGTTCACCCAGGACGGCTTGCCAAGCCTCACCCTGCGTGGCCACGACGTTGAAGAGTTCGTCGGCGTGGTACGGCGTTACGGGGCGGGAGAGGGTGTGCAGCAGCTGATAGACGCTGCGAGCAAGCCGCCTGAGGTGGCACATATCAACATCGCGAGGGCCTGCGGCACCTGTTTGCTCAAGTCGGCCTGACATTGACTGCGCATTGACGCTGTGAGGCCCTATGGCTGTATTACGTGACGAGGTCAAAGCATTCATCGTGCAGGCGCTTGCCTGCTTCGACACGCCAAGCCAAGTTGTCTCGGCGGTCAAGGAGCAATTCGGCATCGAGACGACCCGCCAGCAGTGCGAGTTGTACAACCCAACCAAGCACGCTGGTCGTTCGCTGGCCGCCAAATGGGTGACGCTGTTCGAGGATACCCGCAAGCGATTCCGCGAGGAGACTGCGGACATCCCGATAGCCAACCGTGCATACCGTCTGCGCATGCTGGACCGGATGGCGTCGCGCGCCGAGAACGTGAAGAACACGGCCCTTGCAGCGCAGTTGCTCGAGCAGGCCGCCAAGGAAGTGGGCAATGCCTACACCAACAAGCAGCAGCTTGAGCACACAGGCAAGGACGGCGCGCCTATCCAGGTGGCTTACACCTCGGATGACTACGCCGCAGCCCGGCTGGCCCTGCAGGAGCGAATGAACCAGAAGGCCTGAGCATGAGCGCGATCCTCGAATGGGAAGACCTTGAGTTCCCTGAGCGCGTGGCGATTGCCGATATGTCGCTCGATTCGTTCCTCTCGTTCACCCGAATCTGGTTCGAGCTGATCCAAGGCGACCGGCTGCTGGTCAACTGGCATCACGAGTACATGGCCCAGGCCATTGACGACCTGATCGCCGGCACGCTGCAGCCACGCAACCTGATCATCAACATCCCGCCTGGAGGTACCAAGACTGAGTTCTTCTCGGTTCACCTGCCTGTGTACGTGAACACCCTGGTGCGGGACGGCAAGCTCAAGCGCTTCCGTAACCTGAACGTGTCCTATGCCGACACGTTGGTGAAGCGCAACTCCCGCCGCACCCGCGACATCATCGCCAGTGAGCCTTATCAGGCCCTGTGGCCTTGCTCGTTCGGGGTCAACCAGGCTGAGGAGTGGGAGATTGTCGACGACCGTGGCCGCTCAATAGGCCAAACAGTTTCGAAATCGGCTGGCGGCCAGATCACCGGCGGCCGGGGTGGCTATTTCGGGCCTCTGTTCTCCGGCTGCATCCTGCTGGACGACTTCAACAAACCGGTGGACATGTTCAGCGAGACGAAGCGCAACAGCGCCAATCTCATGCTGACCAACACCATACGCTCTCGGCGCGGCGACAAGTCCAAGGACAACGCTACGCCTGTGGTGAGCATCCAGCAGCGCCTGCACACGGATGACGCCACTGGCTTCATGATGTCTGGCGGGATGGGCCTGAGCTTCTCGCACATCTGGATTCCGGCGCTGGTTGATCAGTCCTACCTGGACAGCCTCCCCGAGCCCTGGCGCACCAAGTGCTGGGAAACGATCAAGGACACCGATTCGGTCGAGGTAGGCGGTGTGCGCTACTGGTCGTACTGGCCAGAGATGGAGCACGTCAGCGACCTGGTGGCGCTGTGGGAGCGTGACAACTACACGTTCACCTCCCAGTATCAGCAGAAGCCCGCTCTGCTCACCGGCGGCATCTTCAACACGGACTGGTTCGGCACCTACACCCGGGCTCCGCACCTGCAATACCGCGCGATCTACGTCGACACCAACAGTGGCAAGGTCAACGATTACAACGACTACACCGTGTTCACCCTGGTGGGTATGGGGGTGGACGGCAACCTGTACATCCTCGACGTCGAGCGTGGCAAGTGGGACCCTGAGGACCTTCTTCAGAAGGCAATCGAACTATGGGACCGCTGGAAGCCATACGACCGGCGGCGCCCGATGCCGATCAGGCACATGGGCATCGAGGACAAGCAGGCCGGCCAGGGTCTGATCACCACGCTCAAGAAGCGTAAGGAGATCCCTATCCAAGAGATCCCACGCGGCGAGGGCCAGAACAAGCTGGTCCGGGCGCTCAATGTGGTGCCGCAGATCAAGACTGGCAAAGTGTTCATCCCGGCAACCTACGACGAGGCAGGCGAGCGAATCTCTCACGCCCTGTACGCCGACGGGTCCATAGCCGGGCCAACCACCTGGGTGCCAACTCTGCTTGCCGAGTTCGCAGCCTTCAGCGCCGACGACAGCCACGACAACGACGACATCGTCGATACCTGCATGGACGCCATCAGTGATAACCTCATTGAGGGCGGAAATCTGGACTATCAATCATGGCTGTGAAACCGAAGAGCTTCAGGATCACCATCGAGCTGTACGAGGATGCGAACCCGGGCGTGGCGCTGCATACCACGCAGTGGAGCTACCCGTGTCATGGCCTGTTCGGGTCTGAAGACTTCCCTCGCAAGATGGCGGCCGATCGAATGGCCGAGTTCAAGCAGGAGTGCTTCCTCGGCGGCCACCTCGACGATTTCAACCGGCGACCCAAGTCCGACTGGAAGCCAGATTCATAGCCCGAAAGGGCTTTTTTTTCGCCCGGAGGAAACATGACCAATGGCTGGGACTGGAAAGGCCAGGACAACTGGTACATCTACTGGGCGCCCACTGAAGAGTTTCTGACCGGCAAGCGGCGCCGGCTTTCAGCCGTGGCCACCACGCTCGAGGCGGCCATCAAGTCCTACGACGGCTTCAACATGTACGGCGAGGGCTACAAGATCCTCGTCGAGCAGATTCAGCCCACCATGGTCTCCGATATCACCGCGGTGTTCTGTGCCTCCGGCACCTGGGACGCCACCTACGAAGAATTCCTGACCGCCTCTGGCGTCACTCCGTAACCAGCAGGCAGCCCATGAAAGCTCAAAAACCCCGGTACAAGCTGGATAAGTCCGGCGGTATCAGCATGGTCACGCGTGACGGCCTGGTGAATCTTTACACGGGCCTGGGCACTGGCCGGGATAGTCGCACCGGTGCCAGCTTCCAGTTCGGTACCTACCAGGACTTCGTCCAGTACGAGGCGGCCTACTCGGAAAACTGGATCGCCCGCGACATCATCGATATCCCTGTGGATGATGCGACCCGCGAGTGGCGCGAGTTTCAGCACGAAGGTGCAGATCTGATCATGGCCGAGGAGAAGCGCCTGGGCATCCAGCAGCGTTTCCAAGAGGGGGTGAAGTGGGCCCGGCTCTATGGCGGCGCCGTTATGGTGCTGATCACCGACCAGGACCTGGCCAAGCCGCTCAACCTTAAGCGCATCAAGAAGGGCTCGCTCAAAGCTGTACGCGTCATCGACCGCATGTACATCAGCGGGCAGGACTGGAACTACACGGACATCCTGGCCGAGAACTACATGCTGCCCAGCTACTACCTGCTCTACGGTGGCGCGCAGCGTATCCACTATTCCCATGTCGTCCGCATGCCAGGCGCCATGCTGCCCATGCGGCTCCGTCAGCTCAACGGCATGTGGGATGACAGCGAGATGCGGCGCTGCCTTGAAGACCTCAAGGACGTGGTGGAGTCGAAGGGCGGCATTGCCAAGCTGATCCAAACGGCCAACGTCGACGTGGTAACCCGCAAGGGCCTGGCTGCGGCGCTGGGGGCTGGAGACACCGAAAGTGCCACCATCGACCGGTTCAAGCTTTTCAACCTGTTGAAGTCGGTCCATTCGCTGGCTCTGCTCGACGACTCAGAGACCTTCGACCGAAAGGGCGTGTCGTTCAGCGGTCTTGGCGACATCCTCACCGTCCTTATGACGTGGATATCCGGCGCCGCTCACATCCCAATGACCCGGCTGTGGGGTGTGCAGGCGAAAGGCATGGGCGATTCCGGCGCCGGCGACATGAACAACTACTACAACGGCCTGCGGGGCAAGCAGGAAGGCCCGTACCGTCAGGTGATGGAGAAGGTTGACCAGGTGCTGGTCCGCTCGGCGCTCGGCGAATATCCCAACGACTACGAGTTTCAGTGGAAGCCTCTCGACCAGCCTGACGGTCTGGAACTGGCCCAGACTCGCAACACCAACGCCCAGGCCGACGATCTACGTATCCAGCAAGGCGTGCCTGCCTATCTGGTCATGCAGAAGCTCAACGCCTCGGGCGAGTTCGATATCCCGGACGGCGTGATAAACCAGATGAAGGCCAACCACGATGCCCAAGCAGCTGGCGAAGCAGTCGACCGAGAGCCCGTATCAATCGCGGGCGGTGATCCGGCCGACGAGAAAGGCTGAAGCGGCGTACCGGCGAAGCCTGCTTGATCTGGTCGATGCCATGGCCCTGGCCGTGCGCGACCGGATCGTGCCGAGGCTCAGGCTGACGTGGGAGGCCCACAGCCTTGAGCCGAAGCTGATCACCGAGGATGCGAGCTATTCCGACCTTCTGGTCGAATTGATCGCCTCGACGACCAACATGTTCCTGACCATCGACCTGCGCGGCAGTGCTTATCGACCCAAGAGCAAGCCGGCCCCCAGCAAGAAGCGCAGACAGCCACGGGTGATCGACTCCCCCGCAGAGGAGATCGCCCTTCATGCAGTGCAGATGGCCGCCGATGAAGCCGACGAGCATGTGGTCAAGGAGTTGCGCCGCACGGTCAAGATCGACGCCGAGAAGCTGATGACCAGCGAGGGCGTCAACGACTACATCGACGCCATGGTCACCAGCAACGTAGCTCTGATAAAGACCATCCCGCAGGAGTTCTTCAGCGACGTCGAGCGCACCATCCTTGATGGATATGCCCAGGGCATCGCGCTGAAGCCGATGATGGAGCAGCTGCAGGAGAAGGTCGGCGTCAGCGCCCGCCGGGCCAAGCTCATCGCCGCCGACCAGATGAACAAGGTCAACAGCGACGTCGAGCGCCGGCGGATGCTGAATATCGGCATCACCCGCTACAAGCACTCCACATCGAAGGACGAGCGCGTCAGCGGCAACCCTGCCGGCCTTTACCCAAACGCCAAGATCAGTTGCTTCGGGATTGCCCAGCAGGACATTGGTTACGGACCGGGCGTCTATCTGTTGGTTGATGGCGCCACCTGGAAGGGTCAGAAAGGCCTGTTCCCTGGTCGATGCCACGTCAAGTGTCGATGCACCTACACCCCTCAGATAGAGGGATTCGATTACTGAGCCCTGCTGATGCGGGGTTTTTTCTGCCTGGAATTCAAGCATGAAACTCAGGGTTCAAGACAAGAACGCCTCACTGGGCAGTCGCCGCGAGTTCACAGACAACGGCTACCTCAAGGTGCCCGGCCGAGTTGCCAGGGTCGGCGTGCAGGACTATCGCGCTGTTGAGTTCGACTACCAGGCCATCAACAAGCAGTTCGGCCTGCAGCTTAAGCCCATGGACGTCATGCGCGTCTACCGGCCTCCCGAGTCGGTATTCGATCCGATATCGCTGGCCAGTTACGACAATGCCGACATCACGGTCGAGCACCCGGGCGACTTCGTCGGCGCCGAGAACTACATGGGCACCTCGGTCGGCCATGTGATGAGCGAAGGCCGCCAAGACCCTGACGACCCTTCCTGGGTAGAGGTCGACCTGCTGATCAAGGACGGCTTTGCCATCAAGGCAATCGACTCAGGAAAAGCAGAGCTCAGCGCCGGCTACGAAGCCGAGTACGACTACCAGCCAGGTACCACTCCCTCCGGCGAGGCCTACGACTTCATCCAGTCGGGCATCGGCGTGAACCACGTCGCGATCTGCGACAAAGCCCGCGCAGGCCATGGCGCCCGCATCTTTGACTCACAGAAGGAACACGAAATGCCGAAGGTAAAACTCTTCGACGGCGCCACGGTTGAGGTCCCGGACGAAAACACCCAGACCATCATCCAGAAGGCTATCGATTCGCTCGTTGGCACCCTGGACTCTGAAAAGGCCCGCGCCGACAAGGCTGAAGCCACTCGCGACTCGCTCGACGGCGAACTCACCACTCTGAAGGCCAAGGCCAGCGACTCGGCGCTTTCTGAGCGCGTGACCCTGGTGCTGGCGGCGCGCGACTCCGCAGTACGCCTGGCCGGCAAGGAGTTCACCACCGACAGCTGCGACCCCATCGCTATCAAGGCTCAGGCCCTGGAAGCGGCCGGCGTGAAGTGCCGCAAGGCCGAAAAATGGGCTGATGCCTCCCCTGCGTACATCGAGGCGTTCTTCGATGCCGAGATGGAGCGCAAGGAAGACGACGAGGACGAGGAGAGCGCCAACAAGCAGAAGGCGAACGACTCGATCAACAGCCTGGCCAACGACCTCTCCAACGCCAAACCAAAGGGCAACGCGACTGCTCAGCAGACCCGTGACTCCGACTACCAGGCGTTCCTCAGCAAACGCTACTCCGCACAGGAGGCCAAGTAATGGCTATTGCACAAGACCAGTTCGACATCTACCGCGGTGATGCCTACGAAGGTCAGGTCGGCACCATCGAGATCAACCGCGTATCCAGCGGTGTGGCCGGTGCGGATATTGCCTTCGGCCGCGCCGTTGTGCGTGACGCGTCCACCGGCGACATCCTGCCATGGGCCACCGACTCGAACGCCTGGGACCTGCTGGGTATCTCGGTTCGCTCGCAAACCGGCAACAGCGTCCAAACGCCTCAGTACGGCAATGTGTACCCGGTTACCACTGCCGGCTACCTGGCGGGCCAGAACCTTTCCTTCATGACCAATGGCGCCATTCGCGTCATGTGCGTGGACGGCGCTCTGGCTGGCGACGTAGTCAGCATCGTGAGTGCGGCCGGTGAAAACCTGGGCCGCTTCTCAACTGGCGATGGCGTCCAGATCCCATTCCTTCGCTGGAAGGACGACGTGACCGCCGGCGCCATCGGCTGGATCGAACTCAACGGCATCTTCTCCGCCTCCGGCGTGTAACAAGGACCAGAGCAAATGAAAAACACCCAACGCTTGAGCACCTTCGACACCGATCCGACCGCTGCTCTGTCGTTTCTGACCCAGCAAGCGGCCTACATCGAGGCCGAGGTGTACCGCCAGGAATACCCGCAGTACCACTACACCCAACTGGTACCGCTGGACAACAGCGCCCCTGATTGGGCCCAGGTTGTTGGCTTCCGCTCGGTCAACAGCCGCGGCGAAATGAAGCTGTTCGGTCCGAAGTCCACCGACGTGCCAACCGTCGAAATCGCGGCAACCATGGGCTTCCACGAAATCCAGACCGGTGCGCTCGGTTACGAGTACAGCATCGAGGAGCTGGGCTATGCGCAGCTCAACGGCATCAACATCGACAACGAGCGCGCTATCGCCGTGCGCGATGGCGTCGAGAAGGGCCTGAACCAGATCTACCTGCAAGGCGGCCTGCTGTCCGGCGCCAACGGCAAAATTCAGGCGGTTGGCGAAGGCCTGTACACCGGATCCAACGTACCGCGCCTGGATGTTGCCGCCACCATCGCTTCGCTGGTGACCGCTGGCAACGCTCAGGGCGTGCTGGATATCTTCTCCAACGCGTACAACCAGGTTTACCTGGTCAACACCAACACTGTGCATGTGCCGACCGCGTTCGTCATGCCTCCGAGCATCTACCTGCTGCTCAAGCGCACCCTGATCAACACCGGCAACGCCAGCAACTACACCTTCTTGATGTTCCTGCAGCAGAACTTCCCGGACATGTTGTTCCAGGACGACATCCTGCTGGAAAAGGCCGGCAAGAACGGCAGCAAGCGCCTGGTCACTTACAAGAAGGACATCCGCGTCGTGAAAGGTCACGACGTGATGCCTCTGCGCTTCCTGGCTCCAGCCACCGCCGACAACATCAATTTCAAGGTGCCAGCCATCTGCCGTACCGGTGGCGTGGAATGGCGCATTCCAAAGGCCGCCGCGTACTTCGACGGCCTGTGATGCCCGGGGCTTCGGCCCCTTTCACGAGGATCCCTCATGGACATCACTTCTGACGTTATGGACGCGTTCCGCGCGGCCTATGACGAATTCAGCGACGTCACCGCCTGGTCGGCTGGCCAGGTACTGATCGCCCTGCAGGATGCAGACAACGAGACCGGGCCGCGCTGGGGCAGCTACAGCAATCCAGTTCGGTCGATCAAGCAGCGCGGCATGTTCGCCTACGCAGCTCATTCGCTGGCCAAGCGGAAGATGCAGAGCCAGCAGATGCAGGCCGGCTCTATCCCCACTCCCGGCGCTCAGGTAGCCAGCAAGTCGGTCGGCGATGAGTCGACCAGTTACGCGGTCAGCGCGCCCGATTACGAGCAGGCTGTTGGCGATGGCGATCTCTATCTGACCGCCTACGGGAAGGAATTCCTGCGCCTGCGCTCTCGCATCATCGGCCCAGCAATGGTGTAGCCATGGATATCAAGGTTGAGGTTAGCGGCCAGACCAAGGCCCAGTTGCGCGAGACCCTGAAGAAGATTCAGGCGCGCGTGCGCGATCGCGCTGTCTTCATTGGCATCCCGCAGGGCTCAGGAGAGCAGGACGGGATGACTATCGCCTACCTGGGGTCGATTCATGAATTCGGCGCGACCATCAACCACCCAGGCGGCACGCAGTACGGATACAACAGCGTTGATGATGCCCACGATGGAAAGGTGCGCTTCCAGCCTACAGGCAAGGGCGTCATGGCTCTTGGCGTGACTGGTCCTCACCAGATCATCATTCCAGAGCGCTCATTCCTACGGGTGCCGCTGCGGGCTCACACAGAAGACATCAAGAAGGCCTGGCGCGCGATCATCCCCAAGGTGATCTCGGGCGAGCTGACTCTACTCAATGGCCTGCATCAGATCGGCAGCCGTGCGTCGGCCTTCTGTCGTGATGCCATCAAGGAGGGCATCACCCCGCCCAATGCTGACTCGACAATCAGGAAGAAGAAGTCGAGCAAGCCATTGATCGATCACGGCATTCTCGTCAGCAAGATCACGTACCGAGTGGAGGTGTAGCCATGCTCACAATGGAAGGGCATATCGACTCGGACTTCGTATCTACCCCTGGTGGGGGTGTATGGCTAGTTCGTGCCAGCGCCGGCGACTACACCGGGCCTGGCGGGGTGTGGCAAGAAACTGGCGAATCCACGCGCACCCAACTGACCCTTGTCAACATCCAGCAGGCGTCACCCAAGAGCGTAGAGGCCATGGTAGGCACTTCCGGGGCATTCAACCCCCAGGACTGGAAGATCGTGCACATCAACCAGGGCGTTTACCTCTATCCCGATGACAGCGGCCAGTTCGCGGACGTGCTGGAGTTCTCTGATGGCTTGGCCATGAGGCAATGGCGGGTTAGGCAGTGCGACAACAGGCCGTGGCGCAGCTATTGCCGCGCGATGGTCGAGCGATACCGAGGTGACGGATGAAGGATATCAACGACCTCAACCCGGTCTGGCAGCAGATCATCTGCTCGCTCACCGGGGCAGCCACCAACCGCGTCATCCTGGCCAACCAAGGCCGACCCATGCCAGGAGGCACAGATCTCTCAGCCTCATACCTTATGGTCCCGCTGCGGGCTTACGGGTGGCCAACCTTCGACTATGTGGATGTTCCCGCCGTCGAACCAGCTGACCCGGCGCTGGGGGAGTGGACGGACTGGGACGTCACGATGAAGACCACGATGGTGTTCCAGCTCTCAGTGAACCTGTTCAACGACGGCGCCGGAACTGCGGTGATGAACCTGCCAAACGGCAACTTCCGCCCCGACATCGCCACGCTGCTGCGTCAGAACAAGGCCGGCTGGTTCAAGTCCAGCCAGCCACGAAACCTGACTGCCCTGCAAAACGCCGGTATGCAGCCCCGCTACCAATGCGACCTGACGCTGTATGCCGAGGTCGAGACCACCTACGCCGTCCTGCGCGCCGCCGGCTTCGCCTTCGAAGTAGCAGACGCCCCGACTTTACGAAAACTTCAATCAGGACAATACAATGGCAGTTGATATCTCCAACATCGTTCCCATTTCGGTGTCGATCTCTTCGGCTGGTCTTGCGGATGCGGACTTCACCAGTTCGGTGATGTTCGCGGACCTGACGGACCTGGCTGACGGCGTGTCGTTCCCGGCCAATACCTACCAGGACTTCACCAGCCTCACCGATATCGCAGCGATTCTCAGCCTGACGTCTGATGCCTACTACGCCGCCGCGACGTACTTCGCCAACAAGACCCGATCCCCAACCTTCACCATCTTCATGAAGGAAAACGATTCGGTTGACCCTACTGCGGCGGCCAGCCAACTGGCGGCGTCTGGCGTGTGGCGCTACAACCATTACTTCAAGAACGGCGACGTCAAGGTCGGCAACGTCTCGAACCTGGCCACCTGGGCAGACGCATCCAATCGCGCGGTATGGGTCACGGTCAGCGATGCGGCGGCCATCACTGCCGACTCCACCACTGATCTTGCCTCGGTGATCGCGGGCCTGGGTGCTCGCCATGTCTTCCAGGGTTTCCGCGCTCCTGCCACCCTGGCGGCTGATGCCACTCAGGGGTACCCCATGAACGCCTTGGCGGCCAAGTTCACCAAATGGAACCCGGCCGGCGAGAACACCGCGATCACCGGCGAGTATCAGAACCTGACCAGCGTTACCGCTGACTCGCTGTCGAGCACGGCCATCGGCATCCTGAAGAACAAGAAGTGCGTCTACTTCTCCAAGGTCGTCTCCAGTGGCAGCACCACCGGCACCATGTCGATGAACACGCAGTCGCCATCCGCCAACGGCGAGTGGATCGACGATGTGATCGGGGTGGACATGCTGGTGAATGCACTGCAGGTAGGCCTGTTCAACTGGCTGGTCCAGCCTCAGACCAAGCGAGGCCTGGACGCCAAGAACTTTGCTGGCGCGATCACTGCTGCCGGCAACATCTGCAAGCAGTACTACGACAACGGGTTCCTGGGGGCGGGCAACATCACCGATCCCGACACAGGCAACGATCTGTACCTGGCGAACGGGTACTACATCGACAACGACCCAACCGATGTCGAGAGCCTGACCACCGCCCAGCGCCAGTCGCGTACCTACCCAGTGCTGAACGTTTACGTTCTGCGTGACGGTGCGGCCCACTTCATCCCTGTCAGCCTCTACGTGGAGTGATAACGAATGTCCATGACCAACTACGGAGCCGCCGGCGCCAACCTGTCGATCAACGGCATCACGATCAGCTCCTTCGGTGACACCGATCCGCCCATCTCCATCGAGGATATGGAGCCGCGGGCCGCGCTCAAGCGTGGTACAGGGGGCAAATCAATTCGCATGGACAACGTCACCCGCGCCAAGCGACTCACCATCAATTTACTGCCAGGCTCCGACGAGGCGCGTCAGATCATCGCTCTGGACAAGACCCGGGTCGACTTCTACGGCTCGTTCAGCCAGTCCGGATCGGGCGAATCCCTGGTGTTCTACACCGGCATCCTCGTCAACCGTGGCCAGGTGGGTCGTGGTGGCAAGACCAACGTTTCCGACGACCAGTTCATCTTCGAGTTCAACGACTCCGAAGAGGTCTAACCCACCTGATAGGCCGCTCCGGCGGCCTTACACCCAAGGAATCACATGGCTCGTCAACTCAAGCTCCATATTGGTGGCACTGAATACGGCGGCACGACGGCGCCGGCCAAGGCTCAGGAAGAGATGCTGCACCTGGCTGTGAATGTTGGTCTGATCTCGTTTCTCAGCGAGAAGAATCCATCCGGTGACGCAGAGTTGGTCATGGCCCTTCTGCGCGCCCCGTTCGATGCCGTGCAACGTCTGACCGCGCTAGCTCTGCGCAACGGCGCCTCGGACCTGGTGCTGCGAGATGACGGCCAGGGCAACATTGTGCTCCCCATCGGACCCAATCTGTTCCAGGACAATATCCAGTTCTACTACCTTCTGGTCGCCTACGTTCTTCGGGAGAACCTGAAGGGTTTTTTCGCGCTCCTCCCTCCAAGCGCCGAAGAGCCTCTGGGGGCAGCGTAAGCAAGACCAACTGGTTCCTCTGGCGGCCGTGTGTGGCTTCCACGGCATGCCCGGCGCCGCTGGCTCGTTACGAGCAGATGCTCGATGGGACCTTCGACCTGGGAGAGGTCATCGAGATGCACAACGTCCTCGATGAGATGGAGGCGATGTACGAGCGCGCTGTGATCGCCGCGCGCCGGCGGTGATACCATCGACCTCTCACGGAGGGGATCGCATGAGAAATCTGATTATTGCACTGGCTTGCTCGGCAACCTTCGCCAGTTCGGCCTGTATGGCTGCCGGCGCGAAGGAGTGGACGCTGATAAATGACAGCGTTGCGGTATTGGCGCCGCGGGATGGGGCGAAGGTTTTGGCTGTAGCCAGATATATCGGGCCGGGGCCAGACGTTTTCCTCCCATACTTTGCCGTGCCAGGGTCGGTTCTGTGCGGAGGCAAGGCCGTTGACCCGGTGGGCTCATCCGATGGTGAGGGGAGCATATTTTTAGCGGGACTGCCGGCCATCTCAAGTTTCACCAGATGTGACGGGGATATGTCGATTACAGTCCCTGAGACCGATGCCGGCATACGGTTTCTATCAATGCACTTTACCTCGGGCAGCATCAGCCTCTCCAACTCGAAAGGAGAGCGAGTTGGCTACTTCACCTCCCGAAAACTGATTGATGTCATGATCGCTGCGATGCAGGGAAAACTGCGCAGAGGCATGTAGCCTAATAACAAGCCCCGTCCTCGGGGCTTTTTTTCGCCTGGAGACAACCAATGTCCGAAGAAGTCATCGACGCGCTGCTGGTCAAACTGGGCGTGACGGTTGACCAGGCCAGCTTCGAAGAAAGCACCCAGGCAGTGAATGGCCTGGACAATGCAATCAACAAAGCAGCGCGCGAACGGGGCAAGACGGGTCTCGACCGGATCGGCAAGAACATGGCCGATACTGGAGCTGGCGCGCGGGCCGTTGAACAGGGTATCGACAAGTTCGGAAAGGCAGTTGATCGCGTGCCTCGCTCGGTTAACGTGCTCCAGACGCGCCTGGGCTCGGCCACCCAGCAGATGGCGAGCTTTCGCAAGGAGACGCAGGCGGCCGTATCCTTGCTGTCGCGTGGAGCTTCCGCAACCGGCCTAGGCCCACTGTCTGGAAGCATGTTTTCTGTGCTGGCAGCCGGTGGCCCCCTTGCGATGGCGGCTGCAGGTATTGGCGGGCTAGCTGCAAATGCATTCTCATACACCAATGGCGCCCTGAGCACCGAAGTAAACTCCAGCACCTATGGAGTTTCTAAATCGGACTTTCAGAACTTCAATCGGTTCGGAAAAAAAATAACAGGCGAAGATGATGTTGGAACGCAAATCCTGCAGGCGGCCCAGAGGATAAAAGTCGGTTCTGCGGTAGGGAACATACCTGTAGATATTCCTCGGTATGGAGGGTCACCTTCTGATTTTGCTGACGCGTTCAAGCGCCCCACAATGGATGTGGTTGATACTATCCAAAGGCAGCTCGCTCGCACCACCGACCCATTGATGAAACAGGGGATCGGTGGCGCGCTTGGACTGAGCCAGTCAGCCATCATGGCTCTGGGTCAAGATTATCGAAGTGGAATTCGCCAGTCTGATAGAGCCGGGTCTACATACAGCGATAAAGATGTAGAAAATGCGAGAAAATTTCAGGATTCCTTGGTTAATCTGACAACTGATTTTGATCGGTTGAAAATAACCTTGGGGCAGGATGTCATTCCATCTTTGGATAACTTTGTTAAGAGAGTAGATAACTTTTTCTCAGATGGTGGTGGTGCCAGCAAGTACCTTGATGCGTTTGGTAAACTATCAAATGGTGATTTGAAGGGATTCAGAGAGGCGTTTGCGGATGCCGAGCAGTCAACCCAAGTAGTATCTCCAGAACAGAATCAGGCCATGACCAATTGGATCATGGAGAATGTGCCGTTCGACAAGCTAGCTCATTATACCTATGACGGGGCAGTGAATGGTTGGCAGAAAGATGGGCTCAAGGGTGCCCTGAAAGGCGCTCGCGACGGTTTTAAAGCATCTCCTGTTGTGGCTAACCCTTGGCTTGATGGAATGACCTCTGATGGATGGGAGTCTGCGAAGCAGTCCATTTACGCAAAAATGCCAAGCGCTCATATCGATGATGATCTTGGTAAGCCGCTCAAGCCCGAGTATCAACCTAAGCCCAAGATGGTACCCGGAACGTCGATGATGAAAATCACCGATGAGCAGGCCGCCGCCCAGCAGCGTGCCTTGCAGTATTTCATGCAGAACGGGTACAGCAGCGCTCAATCGTACGGAATCGTCGCCAACCTTACACAGGAGAGCGGGATGAATACCGGCGCTGTCGGGGACAGCGGGCAGGCATACGGCCTTGCTCAATGGCATCCAGACCGGCAGAAGGACTTCAAGGATTTCTTCGGCAAGGACATTCGGCAGTCGACAGAGCGCGACCAGCTTGACTTCATCAACTACGAGCTCCAGAACAAGGAGAAACGGGCTGGCGATGCTTTGGCTGGAACAAAAACAGCCTCTGAGGCTGCCGATGTGTTTCGCCGCCTGTACGAGCGGCCGGCAGAAAACTCCGCAGACGCAGCAAAACGTATGCTCATGGCCAATCAGCTCCGAGACCTTTCGAGCGAGCCGAACGCTTACCAGACCGTTTCTCAGCCATCTGCGCCAGTATCCACTGCCGCAAGCGTGCCACAGCAGAGCGCAACGGACGGCAATGTTGTACACATCGATGCGCGCGGTTCAACCGACGTGCACCATGTCACGAGTGAGGCCCTGAGGGCGGCAAACGACCACTTCCAGGGGCAACTTACTGTCGCGATGTCTCACCTGAGTATGGACCTTGACCAATGAGCATTGCCGCAATCTTCCTCAACAAGGTGCCAACCCTCGGCGGGAATGGATTCACGCCGATCATTTTTGACGCCATCCTTTCCGAGATGCAGTACGTCTCGGCCAGGATGTCGCAGTACCCATTGGAGAGCGGGGCAATTGCCTCTGATCACTCGATCCAGCTTCCAAACGTCCTGACAGTGACCGTAGGCGTCAGCGACAACCCCTTCAAGGTGCTCACCGCTTCCACCACGAGCGGCGCATCTACTGTTGAATCCACCCTGATCGGAGCTGCGGCCGGCGCGGTAGTGTCGAAACTTGGCTCTACAGCGCTCGCATTACTGGGCCTGGGGATGGGTGCAACGCTGTCGAGCAGTTCCTCCACCCGCTCGACTACCGTGAAGAACGCGCTGCATTACCTCAAGGCGACCGGCGCGCTGATCAACTTCGTAGGGACCAAGGAGACCTACAAGAGCGTGGTGGTAGTCGGCGTCCGCTCGGTGATCGACAAAAACTCTGAGCTTGGGGGTATTTTTCAGATCGACCTGGCTCAACCCACAATCATCTCCAATGCAGGGACCGGGACGGTGACGACGACGCTGGGGAGTGGTAGCGAATCCACTCAGGGGCAGAGCTCGGTTAACGCCGGGACGGTGGTGCCATCATGACGACAAAAACGCTATCGCTGCCCAGCAGCTACAGCTACTTCACTTTCCAGTCGTCGCTGAGCAATACCACCTACACCTTAGATTTCCGCTGGCTGACCCGGTTTTCGTACTACGTGGTGAGCATGTATGACTCGACCGGGGCGGCGGTATTCGAAGGACGAGGGCTGCATCCCAACATGGATCTTCTTGCCGGCCTGCAACTCGGCATAGGGAAGCTCTACCTGTCAGGCGAGCCGGCAACAGTGGCGAACCTGGGAATAGATAACGCTCTGACTTGGGAGTACTGAGATGGGTGTGCTCTTTGGGCGCTACTACGAGCTGACGCTGTACTCCTCTTCCAGCAGTGAATACCTGAAAATGACGGCGCCGGTGCAGATCCAGTTCAGGGTCAGTTATTACCCCGGCGTTGGCTCCATCAAAGGTACGGCGGAGATCACGATTTATGGACTGAATATCACGTCCATGGATCAAATCATCAGCAAGTACGATCGGGTGAAGCTGGTGGCCGGCTATAACGACGGCTTCGACACGATCTTCGACGGCAACGTATTCACCCCGAGCAAGGGCAAGTTTGGGGCTGAACAGTACCTTCTTCTGTATTGCTCAATGCTTGGACAAGACGAAACAAGCGCGCGAATCAACAAAACCTGGGGATCTGGAACAAGGGTGTGCGACATCGTTCAGGAGTTAGCGGCAAGACTTGGCGTGTCTTATACCTTCCTGCCGGCGATAAATTCACCAGACAACACATTCTGGCCGTCGTTAGGTCGCGTACCGCGCCTATCCGCAGCAGATCCGCCATATGCCGTGCTTGATGATCTTGCGAGGTCGTACGGCTTCGTGGTCTACCGCCTGGTAGATAAGGTTTTGCTTCTTCCTGGAACGGCCGTTGGCAGTGGCACCAGTCACGAGATCTCCGCCGAAACCGGCATGGAAGGCTCCCCGATATTCACTGCCGGCCCCACGGTCAACGTGGTCACACGCATGAACACCAAGATCCTCCCTGGTGATGAGATCGTGGTAAAGAGCCGGTACAGCGTCGTATCGGTGCAGGGCGCAAACATGACAGACCAGACCAATGTCACGCAGACAAAGTCAGGGAAGTACTTTGCCAGCTCAATCATCCATGTCGGGGATTTCTACTCCGACGTCTGGTCCACCTCGATTCAGGGTTACTCCCGTGGAGTGAACTGGAACCCCATCACTTCGGGAGACCCAAATGGTTGATCGTCACCTGAATATGAGTGAGATGCTCGACATGTCCTTCAAGAGTGGCATGGCGAAAATCTACACCAGCATGCCGGCCACGCTGATTGCGTTCGACCCAGGAACCCAGCGGGCTCAAATTCAGCTCGGCGTAAAGCGCCGACAGAAGGGTGTTTGGAGAGACATATCCGTCCTTGTGGACGTTCCGGTCGTGTTTCCAGGCTCACAAACGTGGGCCTTTTTTTATGCCCTGAGCAAAGGCGATGAGGGGTGGGCCCACTTCTCGCAGCGGTGCATTGATGACTGGCTGTCTGCGGGCGGTTCTGCTCAGCCGTCCAGCCTGCGCATGTTCGACGCTACGGACGCGATGTTTCAGCCGGGCCTTCGCTCTGCCTTGACCGCTTTTGCACCCATGCCCAGCCAGGGCGCTGGTCTGGCCAATAAGTCTGGCACTGTCTCAATAACCGCGACGGACGATGGTATCGACCTCAAGGTCGGCAGCACCACGGTCGTATCCACAGAGAGCTCTGTGACCCTCACCGTGGGTGGCCAGACCCTGGTCCTGTCTGCGTCAGGCCTGTTCCATAACGGTGTAAACATCGGCGCAACCCATACCCACCCAGGCGTTACGCGTGGCAGCGGGCTGACCGATCCGCCAACCGCCTGACCTTAGCGAGCCTCACATGATCCGAAATTTCGATGGAGACGACCTTGTCACCAGCGGGGCCAGCGTATTCCTGTCTGACGAGGAGGAGCTGGCGGCCAGTGTCGTCTATCTGCTCAGGCAGATCCTAACTGAGGACTTCCTCAACCAGTCGAAGGGAACGCCCTGGTTTGATGGCATGCTCGGCAAAACCGACCCCGCACTGGTCGAGATTCTGCTCAAGCAGTCGGTCCTGCAATCTACCAAAGTCACCCAGATCACAGCCTTCACTCTCGTCCGCGACCGGGCCACTCGCACCTATGACGTCTCCATGACAGTCACCAATGCAACCGGGACGGTAGCTACCGTCACCTACACCACCTCGGAGTAACCTATGGCGGCAGTAACCAGTAGCGGCGTTACGCTGACCACCACCCAGGAATACCTGGCCGCCCTCAAGGCGGAATACCTGGATATCGACTCTGGCTGGGATCTGGACTCGTCCACGCCAGACGGCATGGCGCTGCAGGCCTGGGCGGAGACGCTGGGTAACCTGGATGAGCTGGTGACGTCGGTTTACAACACTCTCGACCCAAACAGCGCAATCGGCTTGCAGCTCGACCGCATCGGCGCAATCAGCAACATCCCGCGCGCTGTCGCGACTTATTCGACCTGTTCGGCTACCTTCAAGGGCAATGCAAGTGCAGCGGTTCCGGCCGGCACCACGATCCGTAATAGCCTCACTGACACCCTTTGGGCTACCGATGGCGCCATTACTCTTGGAAGCGACGGGACTGGGACGGTCGGTGTTACCTGCACTACATCCGGAGCTCAGACCGCCAATGTTGGCGAGTTGTCATCCATCTACGGGTCGGTCCCCCCGGGCGTGACAAGCGTCTCCAACTCAACTGCCGCATCGGTGGGCGATGCGCAGGAGAAGGACCCGGACTATCGCTTCCGCCGTAACGTAGCGGTGGCCACGCGCTCGAGCAACGTGATCGATGCGCTGTACTCGGCCGTCTACCTGGTCACCGGCGTCAAGCAGGTGAAGATCTACGAGAACACCAGGACCGTGACCGACGAGAACGGCCTGATGCCAAAGTCGATCATGCTCATCGTCGACGGCGGCGCCGATACCGATATCCTCGCCGCCTTCGCGTCGGTGAAGTCGCCAGGGTGCGGAGACAACTCGGACCGCACAGACATGGACGCCTACATGGTCACCGGCCTGACGGCCACGCCCAGCGGCAATCCTGTCACGCTCAGCTTCTTCCGGCCTGAGCTGGTCACGGTCTACGAAGACATGTCGATCACTAGCACCACCTTGTCTGACAGCGACAAGACGACGATCAAGACACAGACCGTGTCCTACTCGTTGGAAGGTTTCACTCAGACCAGCGGGTTCATCAAGCGCGGCTTCCAGATTGGCGAGAGCGTCACGGCGGGCCGCCTGTACACCCCGGCCAACTACGTGGTGGCAGGCGCAGGGATGATCAACTCGCTGTACATCGGAATCACGCCGGGCGCCGTGAACGCTCTCACGGTGCCGATTGCCTACAACCAGTTGGCGGTGATCAACGCCGATAACATCGACATTACCTACGAGTAACCCCTTATGCCTGACGCCAATTTCGATTACGTGTCGAAGGCTGAGTCGCGCATATACGGGTGGTACCAGAAAGGCCCAAAACTGGTCAGCTGGATCGATACCATCCCGTCTCTCGTTGCATCAAGCCTCGAAAATCCCCTGCAGATCCTCAACTACATCCTCGACTACCAGAACGTGTCCGGCGTCATGCTGGACATTGTCGGGCGCATCGTGGGCATCACTGAGCGGCCACGCATTTCGATGGGAGCCCTGGAGTACTTCGGCTACCTCGGGGACCTGATCGCAAAGGGGTACAACCAGGCGCCGTACTACGACGCCTCTGCAGCCACCCAGACAATCCCAATCCCAGATTACGCATTCAGGTCTGTGATCAAGGGAAAGATCTACAAGAACTCGATCCTTTGCACCATTGATTCGGTAAAGGAGGCGGTAGACGACATCTTCGGAATTTCGTGCACGGTCATCGACAACAAGGACATGACCATGACCATCAACCTAAATACCACCAGCTATAGCAGTGTTCTGTATTACCTCGCCGTCAACTACGACCTCATCCCCAAACCGATGGGCGTCGAAATCACTTCCATCAATGGGGGCAGCTAATGACTCGTCCGGCAAGTTATAACCGCGTCTGGGCGGCTGATGCAGATAGCGATCAGATGGGCGGGGAGTCGACCACTGCAGATCAGGCCGTAATCGAAGATGGCTGGGTTGGCAGCGCAACCGCCGAGCCGCCTACTGCCAGGATGCAGAACTACTGGCAGACCCGTGTAGACCTCGGGCTTCAGGAGATTGAGCGACAAGGGTTTCTGTCGTGGCGCACGGATGTTACCTATCAGCTCGGGGCGATTGTTTATTACTCCGGTTATCTATTCCAGGCTATTTCGACGAATACCGGAATCACCCCGCAGGGCGCCAGCGACAACGGAATCTGGAGCTTCATCCAGCCAGGGAAGTGGCCAACCACTACCGACAACATCACCGGCACCCTCCCGATAACCAAGGGGGGTACTGGCGGAACGACGCCGGCGGTGGCGCGCGCCAACCTTGGGCTCTTGGCCTTGGCCATCAAGGACACGATCAACAATGCCGACTGGTCCGGCACTGACCTTTCCGTCACCAATGGCGGTACTGGCGCGTCCGATGCGGAAACCGCCCGAACCAACCTGGGCCTTGGAACCGCAGCCACATACGATGTTGGCAATACCTCTGGGAAACTCGCCCCACAGGGATGGGATTTCATAGCCGATACCGGCACGGCTAACACCTATGCTTGCACTTATTCACCTGCCATTAGCGCGCTTGCCGAAGGGATGGTCCTGAAGTTCAAGGCAAAGACCTCGAACACGGGTGCCAGCACTTTCAACCCGAATGGACTTGGCGCCCTACCAATAGTCAGCATCGGTCATAGCGCCCTGACGGGTGGCGAGATCGTAGCAAATGGGGACGTATGGCTTCAGTACAACGCTTCCATTGGAAGCGGCTCCTGGGTGCTAATCACTGCGACTGGCGGCAACGCTATGTCCGGGCGACTGATCAATATTCAGGTATTCACCGCCAGTGGGACGTGGACTCCTAAGGTTGGTACAAAGGCTGTCAAGATCCGACTCATTGGTGGTGGTGGTGCTGGTGGTGGCGCGGTTGCGACGACGTCTGCGCAGATCGCAATGGGAACTGGCGGTTGCTCAGGAAGTTACGCCGAAGGCTATTACACGTCAGTGCCGGCAAGTGCGGCGGTGGTGGTTGGTGCTGGGGGTGTGGCCACATCGGGTAATGCAGGCGGTTCCGGCGGCTCATCCTCAGTTGGTTCGCTGCTTTCTGCCACGGGCGGCACCGGTGGTGCTCAGTTCGGCCCAACGAGCCCTCCGCTAACTGCGAACGTAAACCCGGTCGGCACATCGATTACCGGCGCTAATATCGTCGGCGTCCTCAGCGCTACGCCACCTATTGCGTTCGTAACTACCCTTGCGGTCGGCTTCTCTGGCCAGGGTGCAAACAGTTCGTTGGGGGCCGGTGGGGCATCTTCGAATAACTCATCCAACGGCAACACTGCCACCGGGTACGGAGCAGGCGGTGGCGGTGCGCTCTCACTCGCAAGTTCTGTTGTGCGCACTGGTGGCAATGGCGCGCCTGGCATTGTGATTATTGAGGAGTACAGCTAATGGTGAGTTACGCAATCATCAACGAAAATACGG